ATTGTTGTTTTGCTTTATCTTTATTTTCTGCTAAAAGAATCGCTTCTTGACTTCTTGGATCATCACCTACTATGTATCGTACGATATATTTGTTAACCATGTTGTTCTCCTAATTTATGTATATAACTATACACTCAAAAGAACCGTTTGTCAATGTTTATGAAGTCTTTGATGAACTTTTGCATAACTGTCATCTCCGCCTGCTACAGGATTTAATGCAGAATCTAAAAATTCTAGTTTTGCTTTTGTTTTATGTGCTATAATTAAATTTATAACACCACTATTTAAAAATATATTTGTTTTGTTTTTGGCATAATTGGATGGGTTATAATTTCTTACTGGTAACCACCACATTAAATAACCCAAAGGTGTTAAGGTATCCCAAAGATATTTAATATGACTATTACTATCATTTACTTCTACTAGCATACTAGGTTTATATTTTTTAATAGTTTCTATAGAACCACTTATAACTTGCGGTTCATAACCTTCGACATCTATTTTCATAAAGTCACATTTTACAGGTTTAAGAGAATCAATAGTAACCATTTGTGCCGCATGAAAGGCTCCATTTCTATTTTCTAACACACTACACTCGCCATAATTACCTGGAATATTTGGACTATATGAACTTATAAAACAAGACCCAACTCTGTCGCCTACAACATTAGTATAAACTTCAGCGTTCATTGAATGATTTTGTCTTAAATTTTGAACTAATAATTGTCTATTAAATTCGTTTGGTTCGAATGAACTAACGTGTCCTTGAAATGCGTGTTTGGCAAACCATACAGTATGTAAACCAATATTTGCACCTATATCTAAAATATAATCTGTTGGATTGATTAAATGTGACATTACCATAAACTCTTGTTCACAGTATTCACCGTATAATTCTAGACTTTGTCCAATAATAGTATCATTAGTAAAGTAACTAAACTTTCCATGCTTACATTGTTTTGTTCTAATACTATTACTCATCTTTACGTTCTATATCTTCCTCAGTACACTTTTCTCCGTACTGAATTTCAATTAATTCTACTTCTTCTGTACTAGAATTATTTAACTGATGCCATTCACCAACTTCTACATTCCTGAACTCGTGTTTCTCTATTACAGATTGTGAAATTAATCTTTCGTCTTTAGGATGTAAATGATTGTTAGCAACTGTTCCTTTTGTAACTAACCAAAGTTCATTTCTGTGATTGTGTTTTTGAAAAGACATAGACTTTCCTGGATCTATAACAATTTCTTTTACTTTAACACCATCGTCTCTATAAATTACTTTATAATATCCCCAAGGGCGTTCTTCTTTATTGTTTACCCAAGATGCAAGGAAATCTCTAGAACCATATTTCTTTTCATCACCGACATTGTACGCAAAAGATACTCTATCCTTTGCTCCGTGTGTCATTTGCTCAGGTGTGTGTTCTTCATCACGATCACCTCCGTTAGCAAATATAACTTCGTCTTGTGGGTATTTTTCTAAAAGAACTTTGATGGCATCTGAGGCAGTTCCATCAGAATCATCAAAATGAATACACTCGGAAACCATATCCAAGTGTTTAATAATTTTTGTACGGATTTCTAAATTTTGAAACTCTTTACCTTTTTTACGTTTGAGCCATTCATCACTATTAATACCTACTATAAGTTTATCACCTAATTTTTTGGCATTAATAAAATAAGAAATATGACCATCGTGTAAAGGATCAAATCCGCCTGTTACTAAAACAAGTTTCCTCATATGTAGTACTTATCAAAATTGAAAAGAGTTAGGCGTTAGAATAATCTACAATAGTACCAGATAACCACTTAATTATAAGATTTTTATTAGTGATATAACCGTATTTGTTTAATTGTTGTTCACAACTTTCTGGTAAAAAATCTACAAGTTCGTAAATTGTTTTTTCGTTATAGTCGTAAACTTCATTTGAATCTTTATAAACAAATGCATTAATAATATTCGTATTAGGTTGTTTATATAAAAATCCTTCTCTACAATTAAATCCACTTAAAGCCAACATATGTATTAGATTTACTATTGTAATTGGCTGTGTTACTAATGGATAAACCCTGTGATCTGGTTCACCGTAAAATGTGTTAATAGTTGTGGGGAAACTTAAACATAATACACCACCGTCACTGGTAAATGTATTCATTCTATGTAAAAATTTTAAAGGATCTTTTGATTCTTGTAATACACTGTGAGCCCAAACAACGTCAAACTTTTCTTTAAATTCTATTGTATTCCAGTCACCTGTTAAATGTTTAATATTTTTATGTTGGTATTGTTCGTTCCATTTTGGATCTTTATCGAATGCAGTTACTAAAATATCTAAAGGTGCTGGATTTCTTTCATCACCATCATCTGCATTTGCCCACCAAAAAGAATCGTGGCCATCACCTGCACCTACATCTAATACAGATGCAACACTTTCCATCATTTCTGGATATTGATATATTTGATTTAAAAAATTAAGACTATGTAAGTTAGAATTTGCAGTATTACCTAGTAGGAAGTCCATCGTTTAACATACCTTTCAAAAAGCCGACTTTCATTTCGTCTAACTTTACTTGTGTATTTACTAGTTTTTTCTCAAAAACTTTAGGATCTACTTTTTTATGACTTCTATTAAGGTCTTGTATTAATTGATCTAATAAGAACTTTTTTCTTTTAAACGTCATAGATTCTTCAGATTCGTCTGAAATAGATTGTATATAATTGTTATATTCTTTTGTAAATTTATTATATTCTGATATAATATCTAATGCTTGTTTGTTTGTGTTATAATGATACATCTTCCATACCGGCTGTTCTAAGTTTCACAATGTGTCCTAGTTGCCATTGTTTAGCATCTAGTCCTTTCATTATACCCAGCCAACGATTACGAAGTAATGCTACTTCATTAATAAGTGTTTCAAAGTCTACAACTTCATCTTCACCATCAACATATTTTTCAGCATCTCTACTTGTTAATGCTCTTTGATATGCTTCAAGATATTTTTGAAAATGTTTACGTCTAATTTTTCTTAATTGAATATTAAGATAATTGAGCACCGCTTCAATCTCTTGTAATTGATTAAAGCGATGCTCCGTAATACCCGGTAAAGCACGAATGCTTTTTTCTACAATACCATATATACCTACATCTTTTTTTGCTTCTTGTATTTCATTATCATAGTAAGCAATAAAATCAGGTAGTTTAGATATGTCGTGTGTTACTTTACCGTACCAACTCATTATTGATCCCAAATATCTTCGTCGTCGACTAGTTCTTCTTCTGGCAAAGCGTCTTTTACAGCCTGTGCCATATGTTTATCTTCTTCTCCTAATTTAGCAATACCTTCATCAGATACTCCTAAATCTATTAGAATAGACACTAAATGGTCAGCCGCAGTTTGCCTGTCTTTTATCGGGATATACTCTTTTAAGGTATTCCAAATTTCAGGAATATTATTTTCGTCCATATAAACTCCTACTCTTCGTCTGAAGTACTTTCTTCAGTTTCATCACTACTTATATCAACTACTCCAGAACTTACATCATTCATAATAATTTGCAGTTTTTCACCGTCCCAATTTTTACGAAATTCGATATGTTCTGTTCCGTCTTTAGCAATATACTGAAGTCTATTACCAGACTTTTTAAGCAAGTTTGCTTTTTCAAACAAATCAATAAGACCACTATATGGATCCATTCCTTGTTCATATGGGATCTTAACTTGTACTCCTTCAAAAGGTTTTGCATATCTTGTTTTCATAACTTTACAAGCCGCTCTAATACCTCTTACATCGGATACTTTGTTTCCATCTTCATCTTCTTTTAGTTTAAGTTTTCTCATAGCAACAACAATGCTACTTGCATAGATAAATCCTTGTCCGCCTGAGATCTTATCATCTGGATCAAACATATCTTGCGAAGCATATGTATGATTAGTTGCTACTAGTCCTACGTTATGACTACCAAACATATTAACTGCATTTCTTACAAGTGCCGTAAGTGCCTTAGGTTTTCTACCCATGTCACCTTTTAAGTCACCCTTATCAAATTGATCAACATCTGTTGGTGTCAATAACATACCTAAACTGTCAATTACAAACAGAACTTTAGGTCTTTCACCTTCTGGCATTTCGCGATAATCTTTCATAAACGTACTAATTGTTTTAGCAACGTCATCAATCATGCTCATGCTTAATTTAAGTAGTTTGCTTTCATCTGTATCCACTCCAAGTGCTTTTAGCCATGTTTCGTCAAGTGCATTTTCACTGTCAACTAAGACAACAAAAATACCTTGCTCTTGGGCGTGTTTTACAATGTTACCACTTACAAAATAACTTTTACCTGCACCCGACTCACCTGCGAATACAGTTACTTTTCCTAGTGGAATACCTTTTTGGAAATCTCCACTTACTAGATAGTTTAATGCATAACTTCCTGTGCTAATCCAATCTGTTGGATCATTGAAACCAATGCTTAAACCATCAATACTTTTCGTAATATCTTTACGAAATTTACTTACATCGAATGGTTTTGCCATATACTAATTCTCCATTAAATTGGGAGACGACTGAAGCCGTCTCCCTTATTATTATATTACTTCTGTCTTGAACGAATCATTGCCAAAATATCTTCAGCACGTTGTCCACCACTAGTATCAACACTAGGAGTTTCAACAGGAGTTTCTGCTACTGCTTCGGTAGTATTAGCAGTTTCTACTGGTGCAGTTTCTGTAGCAGTTGTCTGATTAGTTTCAGCAGGTGCCGTTGCAGGCGCCACTGTTTTAGCATTACCTGTATCAGGTAATTGTACGCCAGATGGACGGAAATACTGTCCAAATTTTTCGGCGTCATAAGCCTTACCATCAACACTATCTTCAAACATTTGTTTGATAATGCCTAGTTCAGCCTCGCTTGGCTTCTTAGGAAGGAAGTCATTTAAGTCAAATAGCCCATATGAGTCTACTGCTTTTTGTTCCGCTTCTGTTAGTGCAGATTCTTTACGAGCCCAATTACTTGTACTGTAGTCTGCATAACCACCTTTAGAAGTTTTTACAACACGGAAGTCAATACCTTTAGAATAATCTGTTGGTAGTTCTTCCATATCTGGATCCATTAAACTTGCTTTAATAATATTAAACAGTTGTGGTCCCATAATAAACCTACGAATAGGATTCTCTGGAGATTCTTCATCTAATGGATTCTCACGGACAAACCCTTGGAATACATAAGATTTCTTTTTCCAATACTTACGACCCATGTCTTCAAGACTTGAATCTTTAAACCAAGGACTTACCTCAGATAGAATTGGGCAAGAACCTACTGGTTCCCACATTTCCATACAAGGAACTTGTACAGTAATAGGTTTACTGTCAACTTGTCCTTTAATGCCCTGGAACG